TTAAGCGAACCAATCATATTAACTGTGTTACGAACAAGTGATGTTAACTGCTTGGGCTTACGACCCATATCACCTTTCATATCACCTTTGTTAAACTGATCAATATCAGTAGGTGTTAGCAACATACCCAAACTGTCAACTACAAACAATACTTTAGGACGATCTTCTTCATCCATTGTTTTGTAGTCTGCAATAAATGTTGACAGTGTTTTAGCAACATCATCAATCATTGACATATTAAGTTTAAGTAGTTTGTCTTCTGAAGTGTCTACATCTAGTGCGTGTAGCCAACTTTCATCAAGAGCATTCTCTGAGTCAATTAGTACTACAAAGATACCTTGATCTTGTGCTGCCTTTACAATGTTACCTGAACAGATATATGATTTACCTGCACCAGATTCTCCTGCAAACACAGTTACCTTACCAAGCGGAACACCCTTGTGGAAGTCGCCACTAATAAGATAGTTTAGTGCATAGTTACCTGTGCTGATCCAATCTTTAGGATCGTTGAATCCACTACTCATTCCTGAGATGGATTTTGTTAAGTCCTTACGGAACTTAGTCGGATCGAACGATTTATTAGCCATTTTTTCTCCTATTAAGCTGTGTTAAACAAAAAAGGGTTGCTATTCAATAATGCAACCCTTTTCAGTTGCTATTAACCTTGACGTGATCTAATCATTGCTAGAATGTCTTGGGCGTTGCCACCTTCTGCAGGAGCTGCTTCAGCCGCTGGTGCTGGAGTTGCTTCTGGTGCTGCCGCTGGAGCAGTTTCTACTGGAGCACTTTGGCTTACAGCAGTTGCTTGTGGGCTTGCCGCTTTTTGTGGATCGCCTGTGCGTTGTGCGAATCCTGCAGGACGGAAGTACTGTCCCCAACGATCCATATCAAACGCTTCGCCATCTACTGATGCTTCAAACATTTCTTGCATTACTTTTAGTTCTACTTCGCCTGGCTTTTTAGGTAGGAAGTCATTTAGATTAAACAAGCCGTGTGTATCGACAGCAGCCATTTCTGTATCACCTAATGGACGATCTCTACGTGCCCAATTAGATGTTGAATAGTCTGCGTATCCGCCTTTTGAAGTTTTGTTTAGACGGAAGTCTACACCAGCAGTATAATCTGTTGGCAGTTCTTCCATATCTGGGTCCATAAGCGCCTGCTTAATGATCTGGAAGATTTGTGGTCCAATAATAAACCTACGAATTGGATTCTCAGGTGTAGTATCGTCCGATAGTGGGTTATCAGTTACAAACCCTTGGAAGATGTACGAACGCTTCTTCCAATACTTACGACCCATATCTTCTAGACTTGAGTCTTTAAACCATCCACGTACTTCGTTAAGAATGTTACAAGTTTCGCCGTACATTTCCATACACGGTACTTGTACTTGTACAGGGCGTGAATCAGTTTCACCTTTTACGCCTGCAAATGGTAGTTTGATAACAAGTCTTTCTTTCCAAAAGAATGTGTTATCTGCATTACCGTCTGGTAAGAAACGCATCGTTGCCGACTCGCCTTCTTTAATATTCCAAAATGGGTAAATGCTGTTATCACCGCCTGACTGACGGTTTCCTGAAGCGCCTGCTTCTTGTGCTTTGAGCTTTGCTCGGATTTCTGCTAATGATGCCATAGTTAATGCCTCCTAAATGTTATGCCTATGTGCAGTAGCTACATTGCTACTAGTGCCTATTTGTTTGTAGCACAGTTGTTATTATATGCTATTCTACAAACAATGTCAAGTCTTTTTTAAAGAAAAACTTAAAAAACTTTTTGGATTATTCATCCAATTCTATTTATCTCAAGCCTGCTAGTTCTCTCATTCTTTCGAATTCAGGTGATGTTTCGGGCTCTCTGTATTCCTCTGTTACTTGGTATACTTTAGTAATAAACTGTTTTGCAGGTTCTATAAATTCGTTACCGTAGTCTTTTTCTACCATAGTAAGTATTGCTGTTTCGCCTTTTGGAAATTCGCCTGCTTCTTTATCGTAATAAGAAAGGATAAATTCGCCTAATGGGGTCTTTTGGTCTTTTTCAAGTGTAATCTCATCACCGTCTGGACCGTCTACTTTGTCGCCTTTTTTCTTGCCATTCATTTTGGCTTTCTTTACAGCGTGTGCGTATGCATTGCCTTCGTCAAAATCTGTCATATCAGCTAACTCTTCAACAACACCTTCAATTGCTTCATCTCTATCATCGTCTGGATGCTTGCCGTGTTCTGCACACCATTCGTTAATATCTTGATCAAGTTCTTCTTCGCTAATATGCATATAAGCTGCTAGAGCTTTTTCGCCACCTTTTTCGTATGCATTCATCATATCTTCTACAGCTAAATCTCGTTCACTTGGCTCTGACTGTGGATCAAAACTTTCATCAAATTCAATGTCGCCATTTTTCATTGCATCCATTGCTTGTTGTTCAATGTCAGCGTCATCCCAATAAAGTCTGTCTTCTGGTCCAGGTAATGTATTAGCAACTATCTCTGGTTTACCGTTTTTAATTTCAACTTCAACTTCTACTTCGTGTTCGCCGCCATCTTGATCAGTAACAAACAACGCCATAGTTCCTACTTTGCCTTCTTGTGTTTCGTTAGTTTCTTGTTCAGCAAACTGACCCATCATTTCTTCAAATGCTGATTCAATTTCCATTTCTTCTGACTCAATTTTCTTACACTTGTTTACACGCTTGCCTGCGTTCTTGCCAGTACCTTTTTGTGTGCCGACTTTTCTGTGTCCAGGCCAACACTTGTCTGGTCCTGCAACCTCTGCCATTAAATCTTCAGCAGTTAATTCTTCAGCCTTACTTGCTTCACTTACTAACTTATAAATGTACGGGAATACATCTGACAATTCTTCGTTAAACTGTCTAATAGTTAATTGATCAATCCAATTTTCAGCAACGTCAGTTGGAACATCTTCCATTACTGCTGGAGCAAATGCTTCAAATGTTTCTTTATAGTATGCTGGGCGTTGTAGTGACTCTAGTGTTTTCTTAACTGTGACAATACGTTCTTTAACTACATCTACATACTCTGCTAGGCTTTCTGCCATTACTGCTGAACGACCCATATAAGATTTAAACTTACGTAGTTTGTTCATTTCTTCTGACATACTTACAATATGCTTACCAAAATCATCGTAAGCATTACCACCTTCTGCAACGTGTCGAGCCATTGCTCTTGCACCAGTTATGTGCTTGTATGGATATTTAAATCTTTCACCTTCTGCACTTTCAATATACAAAGAGCCAACTTTCTTTGCTCTGCCACCGGCTGCTTCTTGATCAATACCTTCGGTGTGTTTAATCATTAAACGTGCTCCATCAAAGTCTTGATAACTTATTTTTGATGTGCCATACATTTTAGATTCTGTCATTGTTCCATCCCCGTCACGGTTTTTCGCTAAAAATTTGTAGTCTCTACTATTTAAATTCGATTTAGTAATATCTCTTGTGTCGAATGTCAGTGCTCTTTTTCTTGCAAACATTCTTAATTCTTTTAAAAAATCATACCAGTTGTTTTTTGTTAACTCGGTTTCGTTAGATACCAAACTTTCGCCATATACAACTGCTACATTTTTATCATCTAGACTAATACTTATCTTTCCAACTGGTCGACCTTCATTCATAAAATCAAAATCAAAATAACGAGCTTGTTTTGGTTCGTTAGTTACATTCCCTTCGGCATCGCCAATAGTTACACTCGGAAAGCGACCTCTTATTTTATTGAACAATTCGTTTGCTATTAAGTCTAAATTCTGCATAAATGTATTTATCAATAGTTGCTGCTAATGAAGATAGGCATTGGAGCCTCGTAATCTTCAAACTCTTCAGTTTGATTAAAGGTATTATATACTCTGGGATCCCAGTCTTTTAATACTTCCATCATTCTTAGTGCAAGTAATGTGGCACTAATTAAATCATCGTGTGCTCCTGACTTTGCAGTATAACTAGACCCAGTTGCAATAAAACTCTTTAGTTCACCAATTAATGGCTTTGAACGAATAATCATTTTATCGTTTTCAACCATAGTTTTTAGTCTACTACACGCCGTAACCTTTGTACCGTGTGTAGTATTAAAGCCCTTGCGGAATTTACGAACGTGTCCTTTGCGGATAGGCTCACTGACGAACAAACCCGGAATGTTCTCTTCACCGAAGTCGTTTATAACGATAAGGGCAGCCTCACCTAGTCCATTGTTCTCCACGCTCCAGTAAATTCCTTGCGGGTTTTTAGTTTCTGTTTCTATATATTTGCATATGTCAGCAAGTACTCTTATTTGTCCTGGTATAGCAGTTTGATTGTGTTGCCATTCTGCTACTTGTTCGTAACTAGGTAATTCATAAACTTGAATTGCAGCGTTGTCACCACCAGTGCCCATACTAGGATCAAGTGCAATGCAATATGTATACTGTGCAGTTGGTTTTTTATACCAACGTGTTTGACCCATATTTAATATAGGACTTGTGCCATCCATAGCTGCAAGTTTAATTGAATTAATTAATGTTTCATCAAATACTAAGAATTCACAACCATATTCACGTCTAAACTTTTCTTCGCCAATGCGCCCAATTTCTGCTGCTTTCCATTCGTCATCTCTGTCAGGATGTTCGTTCCACTCTGCAACAAAACTATGGAAGCCATTTTCGCCAACATCACTTTCATTGCCGTGTGCATCAAATTTGTTTTCTGCTTGTTTCCAAATAGTAGCAAACGTATCTTCGTCACTGTTAGGTGTGCTAGTAATAATAGCTCGTCCACCTGTTGCTAGTGTAGGAGATATTGAAGTCCAAAACTCTTCAGCAATATTAGGTTGCACAAATGCAAACTCATCACAATATAGTAATGATATACTCATACCACGTCCTGTATTACCTGTTGTAGTTTGTGCTACAATACGACTTCCGTTTTCAAATTCAATTGATTGTTTATTATAACTTGTAACTCCTGCTCTAATATGGTCTGGACAAGTTTCATATACGTAACGTATACGTGACATAATTTCTTGGGCACCTGTATATTTGTGTGCTGCTACAAGTATAGTTTGATCTGGATTAAACATTGCATACCAAGCAAGGTATATACTAGCACACGTAGTTTTACCTGTTTGTCTAGGCATCATATTAATATTAAAACGATAACTATGATAGCTGTCCATTAACCGCAATTGATACTCGTACGGATCAAATAAAAGTTTTCCTTTTACTGGATGTTGAATAAATGCAAAATGTTTTGCGAAGTGTAAATATCCGAGATCAGGATCCATACACTGTGCAATATCGTCAATTTGCGATTCAGTAAATGTTTCTTGTCTATTCGCCTTTTTAATTAAGACGCCGTCTAATGATGCTGCCATACTATTATTTAACCAAAAAAATAGCACCCGAAGGTGCTATTGAGTTGTATGTTACGATAGTTATTAACTACAGCCGCAACTGCTGCAAGCCATTAATTTTTGCTTACCCGGTGCTCCACATTCTGGACAGTCTTCGCCATCTTCGTGATCGTGTTCACCTTCGTCATATCCATCTGCCATTAGCTCTTTTAATCTTGCTGCAAGTTTTTCTCTGATATCGCTTGAGTCGCCTGCTGCGTCTGCTAATGCTGCCTGTGCTTCTGCACTTTTACCTTTAACAGAGTATGTAGTATCGTCTACTTCATCTTCTACAGCCATTGCGTTATCGCCGTCTTGTGCAGCAGGATATGCTTTTTTAGTTCTATGTAGATCATCGCCTGAATTAATTACATCGTCGATTGACTTGTATTCTTCGTCTGGCT